TTCCAACTCGCAGTAGTGTATAATCTTTTCTAAGTCTTGTATACCATTTTTCAACTTGTACCTGCATACGTATTTTACAACATTGCCTTGAAAAAATGATAAATCATTTTTTGCAATAAACTCGTAAGGTTGAATAAAAAAATCTTTGTAGTGACTTCCCCCTATTTGTCGTTCTTGTGGAAACGCATCGTCAAAATCATTTTTGTGTGTCATAGTATATATCCTTTGCTTTGTTTTTTAGGTTCTACAATATGTAAGTTTTCTTTTGTTCTAGTTGCACCAACATAGAACAAACGATTTTCATCATCTGGGTTTCTTTCATATGTATTCATTGTTGTTTGTGTTAGATCAGTTAGTAACAAAACATTGTCAGCTTCACCACCCTTTGCTGCATGAATAGTAGATAACTCTATTCTAGGTTTTGCATTTAACTTTTCACCATTTTTTCTCATCTTTCGTAGATAATTTATTTTCTGTTGTCCTGCATTATCAAATGCTTTGAACCACTCTTCTTTTGTTTTTAAACCAAATTCTTTTGTTAGTTGATCTATTCCGTAGTAAGATCCTTTGACCATACCTTTTAATTTTTGTTTATCACATTTTTCTGCACTAAAATAATTATATATTTTTTCTAATTGTTTGTAGCTTAACAATTGACCTTGACGTAAATGCTCCCAATCAATGGCTGCCTCTTGTAAATCTTTTTCGTAACTACGTTTGTGTCTTGATTCGTAGTAATAACCCTTACGATATAAAGAATCTTCTACTTCTTTTAACATGTGTTTTGTTCTACCCAGCACCAGCCATTCACCTGATGACATGTCAACGCTATCTACATCAAAATGTCTACGCAAACTACCCTCGTTTACTTTTGGTTGCCACTTCTTATCTATCCTGTTTCTAATTCTATTTATAATACCCATCGCAACACCATGCACTTTTGCAGGTATTCTAAACGATTGTGTTAGCGATAGATTTATCATCTGATCTTGCAATGCAATAAAAGAATCTACATCTGCACCAGCCCATTTAAATATAGCTTGGTCATCATCACCTGCAATAAATGTATCCTCTGTTTTATTCCAGATAGATTTTGTCATGTCCCACTGCATCAAAGATAGATCTTGTGCTTCATCAATAAACACAACGTCAAAGTTTGGTGACTTATCTGACTTTATAAAATTTAATATCATGTCGTTAAAATCTATTAGGTTGTATTCTTTTTTGTATCTCTGCAGCTCGTTATAAATAATTCTAAGTTTGTTTCTTTCTAAATCTTGTGTGTGTTCTTTTCTATCATACTGTTGTTCTGGTGTTATGTTTCTAAGTTGTGCCAGTTGTATTATTTGTAGATACTCACTGTCAGATGTAAATATTCCGTGGTCCTCTTGGTGTTGTGCATATGCTACAGGAAAACCTAACTTCTTACCTAGATCTTTGTAGTGTCTCGCTTGCATAACTTGATCTTTTTTTAATCCTAATTTTCTAAATGCTAATGAATGCAGTGTCCTAAAATATGGTAGATCATCTTCTGTATAATTAAATTGTTTCATTGCTCTGTCTCTTGCTTCATACGCAGCCTTCTGTGTAAAAGCAAAGTAACCAATCTTGTCTGGGTCTGTTTCTTTTAGATAGCTATCAACTTTTTTTAATAAAGTTGTAGTCTTACCTGTGCCTGGTGGTCCTAATACTATTGTTTTCAAAAAACATCCTTTGGTTTTAATTCTTTTTGTGTGTAGCTGTCTGTTCGCTTATCAAATTGTTTTACTGCAAACACTGATATTCTTTCTTTACCAACTCTTTTATCCTCACAACTGCACGCCTCTTTTAACATCTGTGCTGTACGTTGATAATTAATATCCCATCTTTGTCTAATTAAAAAGTTATTAAAAAATTTATTAAATATAAAATGGTGATTACCATCGTTTGTCCATACACCACCGTTTTTAAGATCGTTTATGTCAGACCCTATGTGTCTGTTTAAACAAAATTCTTCTAAGTGATTTCTCAATTGATCTTGTGTTGTTATACCTTCTGGTGGTTCCACCGGTTCGTGGTTCCTCATCAATGGGTTTATTATGTTTGCCCAGTCTTTTGGCTTAACAGTTGGTGGCATAAAATCTAGTTGCTCCATGACTGCTTCTTGAAATAAACTTTGTTGTTTTAGATACTTAACGTTTTCTAAAAATAATCTCTCACCATCAACATTAAGATAGTAATATGGTTTTTCTAATTTTATTTTTTGTAAGTCGGATAATAACGGAAAAGTTATCTCTTCTCCTATACCATACTTACGACTCTTACATAATTTTTTATCACATAGATTACACATAGGAGTGTCGTTACACTTGTATCCCCAATCTTTTTTATCGTGTTGTCTTTTTATAATATCTATTTCTGATTCGCTTAGTGGACTTGTAGATGCATTTATATTAAACATTGTAAGTCTGCTCTTCCATTCTGATGGCCATTTCTTTTTAGCATACACACCGTAATGAAACATAGAATTGTTACGTCCACCTTCTGGTATTTTGTTTAACGCCATAAGTTCTATGCACGGTGGTGCATCATCATATTCTGATTTAGGTCTTTCTATTTTTACAAGATTAAGATCATGTTGTTTTATCTCATCGTAAATATCATAAAATTCTTTTAACGTTGCAGCTTCTCCGTTTTCTTTAAATGCATATCTTGTTGTGTCATCACCATTAAAGTATGGTAGGTTTAAAAAATTACCTGTGTCGTCTTGTGATTTTAATCTAATTTGTTTTGGAAAAACTTCTGATGCGCCGTAGCCTAATAATGTTTTTATTTCTGTAAGTTTGTCTCTCATTCTTTCTGCTGATACGGGATTGACTGTAAACAGAAAGACGTGTGCCCCTCCACTCTTTGACCTACACACAGCCAAAGGCAGTTTAAATTGTTTTATTTTATCTATTAATTTTTTGTGATCAAAACCTGCATACGAGTCAATGTCTACACATCCCCATTTGCATTTGTTATCATCGTTGATAGGAATTATTCCTAGACTCTGTGTGCCTTGTAAATGTTTTCGCCACAGCTGTTCTGTTACAGGTTGACGTACAACAAACGATTGTCCTTTTACTTTGACACCATCTTCTGTTGTCTCAGTAACTTTAGTGCAACCGTGCGCACGTTCTAATCCTGTGAATATATTTATAAACTCATTCATATTTTATGACGGGCGACTCCAGTCTCCCTTTGCCGCCCGACCCCTAGGAATTAGTATGGTGTTTTAGATTTAGATTCGTCTGATCCGTGTTTGACCTCGACCTCACCTTTACCAACACTCATAGCAAAAGATTTTGCCATCTCGTAGACGCCTGCGTCTTCGACTGGTCCCATCTTTTCTACTTCCCATCCAAACCATGTTCCTTTGTCATTCGACATCTGAACGGTTGATAGGTTATAAATGTGGCTGTAAGTTGGCGGTGTAAACAAACCATTTTTACCTTGTAGTTTGATTCCCATCATCAATGAATTCCATTTTCTACTAACTTTTAGTTGCGTAGATTTCATAGAAATCAAAGCTGTTGATGGATTATCACCCAGAACTAATACAAAGTGACTTGCAGTATTATCTAGATAATTACCATTTGGTAATCTATCTTTGTAGTCTTTACCTCTTGTGGTTTGACTAACTATATCACTGCCTGCATCATGAATTGCAACCGGTGCACCACTGCTGGTACCTCTGTCTTGCCATTCGATGTATTGTCTTTTGTAATGACAAGGTACAACACTAATCTTGTCAAACAATTCGTTTGTGACAGTGTTAATTATCTTGCCGGGTTCTGCTCCCTCTACATATTTACCATCTCTTTTATTTACTTCCGGAGATAGTTGTCCCAAAATTTTTAAGAAAGGCAACGCAAGATCTTCTTGCGATATATTTTGAGCACCTTGATTTGCATCAGCTTCAAATAAATTTACTGCTAATGCTCCTTCTTTTTTTTCTGCTACTTGGTTCATGTTTATTGTTTCCTTTTTATTGTAGTCTTATTTCCAACGAACACGTTGAAAATTTCCGTTGGCATTTCTTTACCTGCCTCTAAACGTTCACGGACTAACGCTTTGAGAGTCATGGGTTCTACCTTCAACTTTTGTGTCGGTTGGAACCCACGCTCTTCTGCAAGAGCAGCATAATCAGCTGCCTTGTTGTCTTCGTTGCGACCAAAGGATACGGATATCTCGTTTTTGATTATATCCCCTAGCCCATTGTTACGAAGCCAGTTAAACGCTGCTTCTTTGTTTGCAACAGAGATGCTTGCGCTATAATTAGGTTTAACATCTACTGAAGATCCGTCCATAAGTTTCAGATGTGATAAACCCATCTCACTCATCATAGTCGGAATAACTTCACCAGATATTCTTTCAATATCTTTTTTTGTATTTTTCATATTGTCTTCTTGCAACTCAAGTCTTGCTTGTAACGCCTCTAACTTTTCTACCTGATCTGCGAGTGACCTTATGTTGTCAGTCTTTTGTATTGTGTTTTGTTTGTCTTGTTCAAAATCAATCATCAATTTCTCCTTTCTCGTATAAATTAATTTCTATAGGATAATATTTTCTTTCTTGTTTATCCCATTTCAATAGATTGTATTTGCCATTTGTAATATCAGAAACTATAGAGCATGCAACACCTATTATTGCAGGATCACCAGTCAGTAATAAATAATCTCCTTGTTTAAAATCTTTTAAACTTTTTCTTAATTTAAAAATTAGTGGACCCGGAGAAAATATTATTTGTGAAAACTCTGGTAATAAAAATTTCATTTCACCGTAATTAGATGCACCCATAATATTAATTTTAGGATTACCTGACTGCGTACCTGGAATTTCTTGTATGACGTAAACTATATTTTCTTTCATGCTTGACAATATAGTTACTAACTATTATATTGTCAACTAGAAAGAAGAAAATTATGAACTATAAATTTAAAAAGAAACCATATGCACATCAATTGACTGCATTAGAAAAGTCATGGAACAGACAAACCTACGCTTATTTTATGGAAATGGGTACAGGTAAAACAAAAGTATTAATAGATAATTTAGCTATGCTTTACGATAAAGGTAAAGTAGATGGTGCTTTAATTATTGCACCTAAAGGTGTTGTAGGAACTTGGTATAATAATGAAATACCAGCACATCTACCAGATCACATAGATGATGTTACCGTATTGTGGCAAGCTAATATTACAAAACAACAACAAGAAAAATTAGATTATCTTTTTGAACCAGAAGAAAATCTACACATTTTAATAATGAATGTAGAGGCTTTAAGTACAACAAAAGGCACAGATTTTGCTGCAAAGTTTTTAGACTCTCACAATACATTAATGGCCATAGATGAATCTACAACTATAAAAAATCCTAACGCTAAGAGAACTAAAAACATTCTTAAATTATCTGAAACAGCTAAGTATAAAAGAATAATGACAGGTTCTCCCGTTACAAAAAATCCGTTAGATTTATACAGTCAATGCGAGTTCCTTGATCCGTGGTTGTTGGACTATACATCATACTACGCATTTCGTAATCGTTATGCAGAGATGAAAACTATGCATGCACACGGAAGATCTATACAAGTTGTAGATAAGTTTAAAAATTTAGGTGAGTTATCAGACACACTTAAAAATTTTTCTTACCGTGTATTAAAAGAAGATTGTTTAGATTTACCGGATAAAATTTACATGAAGAGAAATATTAAACTAACACCAGATCAATTTAAAATATACAAACAGATGAAAGATCAAGCAATTGCTATGTTAAATGGTAAAGTTACATCAACAGCAACTGTCTTAACTCAACTTATGAGATTGCATCAAATAACTTGTGGTCATTTTACTGCAGATGATGGCTCTACACAGCCTATTTCTAACAATAGAATGGATGAGTTGATGGGTGTGTTAGAAGAAACAGAGGGTAAGGCTATTATATGGGCCCACTACCAGTATGACATTACAAACATAATACAAAACGTTGTTAAAAAATATGGAGAAGGTTCTATTGTTGACTATTTTGGTTTAACACCACAGGAAGAAAGACAACCTAATATCAAAAAATTTCAAGATGACCCTAGGTGTCGGTTTATGGTTGGAACGCCTTCTACGGGCGGCTATGGGATTACTTTGACGGCTGCAAACACCGTTATTTACTATTCTAACGGATATGATCTCGAAAAAAGACTACAGTCAGAAGACAGAGCACACAGAATTGGACAACAAAAACCTGTAACTTATGTTGATTTGATTTGCGACGATACCGTGGATGAAAAGATCGTAAAAGCCCTACGTAAAAAAATAAACATAGCATCAGAAGTTTTAGGTGAAGAAATGAAATCATGGATTTAGTAGGACTATACGCGTAGCGCGCGCAAATTTTTAGACTAAGTCCTTCGCCTTGCCTAATATTGGTTTATATTTAGTTTTACCCTCAGACTTATAAGCATGCAAAAAAGATGCACGTCTACCTTCAGGTATGTAACTACAATGTATCCACCCGCTGTTTGGTTCGCCAGGCGTGTAGTATTCTAATATTAATTGATCGTAATCTAAATTGTTTTTGATCCAGTCACTTAGTTCAGCGTTGTCTACTCCTAGACATTCGAAGTCTGCGGCCTCAGCTTTGGCGTGCTGTGAATTTGCAGAGCTACCAATAGCCATACATAACTCTACACTACGATAACCGCTTGTCACCTTGACTCTACCAAAGTGGTCCCGCACCGGTTGTAAAATATTTTCACACAATGCTTTTAATTTTTCTATTTGATCAGAGTTAGGGTTGTTGTCAATACCTTTTCTGATAGCAGTGTCTGATTTAATAAGCTCTTGTAAGCTAAAATTTCGTGAAAGATTCATGCTATATCCGTTAGTAAAACTATTAATACGGCTCCCATGCCACCGACAATCCAATACTCTAATCTTTTAATTCGATCTTGCATTTCTTTTATTTGCTCAAACGTTTGCTTTTGCATTATTCTGCAAAGCTTCTCATGAGATTCAATTTTTTGTAGTGCCGATTTTTTCGCCATTATGTTCTCCTAGCAATTACTTGTTCGTCAGGTGATAGTAGTGCACTCTCTGTTCGTGTCAACCCCGTAATTGGACTTTTTTGTGTTGTACCAAGAGCTGCCATTTGTCTATTTGGCATAGGCATATTTGGTAATGGTGGCACTTGTGCTGTCTGAGTATTTTGTGTTGTTGGTGTTGCTTCAGAGAATCTATCCATGAAAGAAGTTCCTGCATCTTTTATTCTATCTATTATAGAATCATCATCCTCCTCTTCTGGTTTTACTTTTAATGATCTTTTAGAATAATCTCTCATAACTTTATTAAAATCTTTTCTTGGATAAAAGAAATCTTTATTTATAACTTGATCTGGATATGCTTTTTTAAGTTCTCTTAATCTTTTTTGCATTAAAGACTCAGACGCTTTAAATGGTACAAACTTACCTCTAAACAATAAATTAATTTCTTTGTTACTAAAATTTCTTCTCTTTAAAAGTTTTCTTAAATCTTGTTTTGTTAAACCTAATAAGTTACCATCTCGTAATACATTGTAAAATTCTTGTTGAACTTTAAACATCTCTTCTTGTATATCTTTAAACTCTTGAACGTATGCATCACCACCTCTATCAACCGCATCTTCTAAACTATAGAATTTTTCTGCATCATCAACAGCTAGTTTTTTTCTTCTGTATTCTGTCATTTTAAAGTTAAGACTTCTTGGTGTGTCTACGTTTATAATTCTAATACCAGAGAATAATGCAAGTGCTTCGTCTCTTAAATCATAAGGTTGTCCACCTGGTTTTAAATCTTGATCTATAGCTGCTGTTATTTTTTTACCTGTTGTTACAGCACCTGGTTCTATACCTTCTAAAAAGTGTGCAAAACTTTTAGTCATCGCAGTGCCTAAATCATCTGTATCAGAATAAACAAGACCACCTGCTTTTTTAACACCACCTCTACCAAAAAATCCTCTTGGTAGTACGTCAATAATTCTTTCATAACCAAGTGGCTCTGATACAAACGAACTAACTAATTCACCTCCCGCCTCTGCAAAAGCTTTCATTGTTAGATCATCAAAGTCTTGATTAGTTCTTTTTTTACCATCATGTAACGCTCTCATAAACGCTTCAAATGGTTTTTGCACAACATCGTATGGACTAAAGTAAGAGAAGTTAATTGCTTTGCCTTGGCCCTTTTTCCATTTATCTAA